CCCATAGGAGTTAAACTCCTATGGGGATATTTATTCATCTATTCTACTTTTTTAGTCAAGGCTGTACCTTTATTTAAGCAACAGAGTGTATTATGAATCTCCATTACCAATATCAATACTAGTAACAGAAAGATTTCCTTGAGTGTCTAGACTCATACGTGTAGTACCATTAAACTTAAATAATAATGCAGTGGTGGTACCTTCAATGGTCCATCCATTACCGATACCAGCTTTCCCTGTACCGCTTTCTATTTGTTGTCTTGTAACAAATGCACTATTAATTTCATCACGTGTATACACAGATCCTAGCTTAGTTTTCTCAGCAGCTGTCATAAATTTATGAGTACTATCTTCAGTTATCATAGATGCAGGTAGCGTTCTAGGCATAACAAATCTATTAGCATTAGCCTCAATGGAATCTAATTTCTTCTTATCCTCTTTGGACATATATCCATCAGCTGTAGCAGAAGCTGGAGTTGCACCAGTTACATTGGAGAATACATTTATCCATTTAGTGCCATCATATCTATAAGTACCATTGTCAGCAGAGACGTTTACAGTCCAACCCTTTTCTGGATTTGGATAGTTAGATTTTAGTTCCTCCACTGTATCTACAGTTTCTTTCCAGTCCATATCAGCTTTAACTGCAGCGATCTTAGTATCTAATATCTTTTCTGTGATTAAGTTAGATGCTAGTTTTTCTCTATCTGCTCTACTAATAAAGCTTAGTTCTGCAGTTTGTTCAATTAATGTAGCTGGAATGGATGTAATGGTGATGTTAGCACTAGCTGATCCATCGAACTTAGCAGGAGTTGCAGTTACACCGACTAATCCAATATCAGTCTTATTAACTAACTTACTTGCTGTAGCAGCATTCTTAGAGATATTTACATTAAGCATATCAGGATTACGTCCAGATATAGTATGCCCTTGTCTGTCTACAGTAGTCAATAGGTATTCCGTTCCAGTTAAGTCAGTTGTAGTGTTAGGATGCACATAGATTGTGTCAGTAAATTTAGCATTAGCTGGTACATTAGTCCCAACAGTATACCCATTTACTCTAGTTACATTCAATTCATTATTAAGATGAGAGTAATCATAATCAAGAGATTTGATATTGATAGTCACATCAGTAGATCCATCGATACTTACAGTATCAGCTGTTGCTTTTCCTGTTACGGATAGATTGAATGGTCTTTTTAATCTATTAGCAGATGCTACGTCAATGGTAGATAGTTTATCATCTATAGCTTTAGCAACAAAGCGTGTTGTAGCAATCTGGTCAGTTCTGTCTCCAAGTTTAGGAGTTGGTGCTGTAGGCACTCCAGTTAATTTAGGGGAAGTAGAAGATAAGATCTCGTTAGCACTAATGCCAGCTACACTATTAGCAACTTTAGCTGTTTCTGCTACACCGCTAATAGAAATATTGTATGTACCACTTAGACTAGTTTTTGGAATAAGTCCCTCTAATCTAGATGCGTCTATTGCAGTAGCATTCAATATCAAATCCGAAGAGCCATCAAATGGCGTAGGCGGTACACTAACTGCACCGTTAATGGATACATTAACCGCACTAGCTAATCTTCCTGCAGTATTGGCTTTTTGAGGAACTTGCCCTCTCATATAGTTTGCGACGAATGCTGTTGTAGCAATACGGTTATTGATATCTGCTAACGTTGGAGTAGTAGATGTAGGCGTACCAGTTAATGCAGGGGATTCATTTGGAGCTTTAGCATTCCAATTATCTCGTTCAGCATTAGTGATATGGATACGTTTATCTTGAGCATGTCTATTTAAATCATAGGCTACTACATCGGCAGCTGATTTTATTTTCTTTTTCACATCTTCATTGAGTTCGTCGAATCCGACTTTATCAACCGAAGTATTAAAAATTTCCATAATTTCCTCCTCTTAGTATAAATAAGGTGTTCTTACCGTTATGTTTTAAAACATTATAATAACCCTAGAGCAATCTAGTTGCATTTGTCTAGGGAATATGATATAATTTTTTAAAGGAGGAATTTATCATTGAAATTTTTAAGAGTACTGAAGACTAACATGGCACTCATATGTATGGGGTTCGGTTTGTTAGCAGCAACTCTAGTGTTATCATCTTGGCTATATGGCTACTGGTCTAATGGCTTATATGGTACACGCTTTGAGATTGATAGCTGCTGGCAAGGACTTTCTGCTTGCGGTGTCGGTCTAATCGGTCTATTTAAATGGCTAGTTGATAGTTCTAAGAACTCCCCAATCGGAGAGTTCCCTGTAATGCCAACTCCCAGTAATACGCCGGTTAACACAGATGATCTAGCTGTAAGTAAACCTAAGCTTACTAAACAGCACAATCCATTACGTACAAAGTAGGAGGTAAAAAATATGATAGGCGAGTTATCTGCTAAGTATGAATCTAATGGTGGTCCTGGAACTATATCTGATGGATATGGAGATCCAGGCGGAAAATCTTATGGAACTTATCAATTATCTAGCAATGCTGGATCTCTTGAAGAGTTCGTAGAATGGTTGATTGATAATGGATATTGGTTCGGTAATGAACTCAATAAATACTATTTGACATCTCCAGAATTTGACTCAGCATGGGAGTGGTTAGCTAATAGTGCTAATGCACAAGACTTTGCTGATGCTCAACATAAGTATGCTATCTATGCATACTATGACCCAGCTGTACGATCTTTGCGCACAGCTGGATTTAATATCGAAAACCATAATGATGTAATGAAAGATGTAGTATTCTCTCGTTCCATCCAATATGGTCCAGGATTAATCGTAGAGATGTTTGAAGAAGCTGTCGGATATATGGGATATCCAAACTTATCTTATATTGACGATGCTAAATTCGACTACGATTTAATCGTATCTGTATATCTAAAAGTATGCTCTTCTTTAGAGTGGAATAATAGCGCAGTCCGTGAAGGAGTAAATGCTAGATTCCGCTCTGAATGTCAAGATGCATTAGATAGATTATAGTATAGGCAATCCCCTAGTGAGTTAATCTCGCTAGGGGACTTTTGTCTTATACTTGAACATATACGTAATCGCATAAGGAGGTATAAGATGGCCTATAATTATGAACTAGATAAGATAACGTATCAAGAGCTTTCGATATCGTTACAGAATACAATAAAGGCTAATAAAGCCCATAGAGAGAATGATGATATCCATGTTACTTTAGAAGATAAGGCTGCATGGAATACAGTTAAAGATTTACCTTTAGTGACTACAACCACTAAAGGATATATGAGTCCAGAAGATAAAGTTAAATTAGATACAGTAGAAACTGGGGCTAATAATTATGTGCATCCTAAAAGTGGTGTACGTCCAGGAGTATACTTTCAAGTAGAAGTTAATGATGAGGGACATGTCATTCTAGGACGTAACCCATCTAAGCTAAATACAACAGCCGACAATGCAGATCGCCTTGGAAATATTCCAGCATCTGCTTACGCTAAACTAGTGGCTCCTAACTTCCTTGGTGAAGCTACAACTGAGACTCCTAACGGAAAAAATTTAATACAAATTGCAAATGTGGAATATGTAAATAAGCGTAGACCATATATAAAACAAGACGAGACTCCAGGTGAAGTAGATTATCCTAGATTTTGGATTGGTCCAAATAACTGTTTGAATGCACATGATGATGTAAAGAATTGGAACTCAGTATATAGTGAGGCTTCTTTATCAGTAAAGGCATTAAACTTAGAAACTAATAGACCAACAAAACCAAATGATTATAGTGGATTTCTAAAGTTCGCTGGGTTGAGAGAAGTAGCTAAACTCGGTCTAACTAGAATCCATAGTACTAGTACTAAACTAGCAACTGTATTTGGTATGCGTGGAGATAGTACCGAAGTAGCTTATGAATTTATTTTAATTGATGATTTTATTTACGTCAGATCCGGTAAAGATAGGACCTGGGGTTTAGAAAAACCTTTATTTGGTGGAGACACTAGACCAGATAATGCAGTTACCTACAACGAAAGTGGTCATATCGTTGCCGGTGATATAGAGATGTGGATTGGAGAAGAGTAATGCCAAGCACTTATAAATTTAGAACTGCAGATGGTACCGAAGAGACTATACCTTTATATGAATCAAAGATATTAAATCCTGAAATAAAACACAACGTACGAAAGTATATGTTTATTAGAAAAGACGGAATTACATATAGACATCCATTGATGGAATCTACAGTTAAGACTCCAGATGGATGGCAAAAAAATAAAGTTCGAATCAAAATCAGTAGCACTATGTATACTGGTATTGAACCTATAGATCCTAAATATAAGGTAATACTAGAGGAGAAATAATATGGCTAATTCTAAATTGGCAGTATCATTTAATGCTAAGCCTTTAGATAGGCAGCTAGATAAGATAACTCAAAAAGAGTTAAATACATCACTAAATCAAAAGATAGATGAGTCTTATGCTCATACATTTGATGAAGTAAAGCACGTTACTAACAAAGAACGTGAAAGATGGAATAACATGCTNNNAGCCTCTACCGATGAGGCTGGTCTATTTAGCGTAAAAGATAAACGTAAACTAGACGGAATTGAAGAGGGGGCAATACGATATGTCCATCCAGCTAGTGGTGTTAAACCTGGAAACTATACTAGAGTCACTGTCAATGAAGCTGGTCATGTAGTATATGGAGATAATCCAGCTAGACTAGATATAACTGTATCTAACAGTGAGAGACTTGGTGGATTTAATCCATCAGAATTTGCTAAGGTAAACTCTCCTACATTTACCGGTACAGTTAAAGTTCCTGAAGTGACTATAAACTCTAATCCTAAAAGTCCTGTTACTATTGAGCTATTGCAAGAATATGTGCAAGCTCAGCTAAATAAAGCATGGCCTATTGGAAGTATCTATATGACTATGAGTAATCAGAATCCTGCTGATTTAATTGGCGGTACATGGAAACAGATCTCCCAGGGTAGATTTATTATGGGTGCAGGAACTGCTGATAATAAAACTATTCCTAGTAGAGAGATGGGTGGTAATAGTAGCATTACTCTTAATGAAACTAATATTCCTGCCCATAAACATCATATAACTGCAGAGATTGATTTATCTCAAACTGGAATGATTGGCGATCACTACCACGGCCTTGGCTATAATGGTAATAATGATGGATATTTTTATTCTACTGATAAAAAGATTAGAGAAACTACTGGTAGAAATATAAATGGCGATCAAGTAACTGGATGGAATGGTAGAGGAGGCGGCGGTGGAGTATATACAAACTCCGAAGGTTATAATATGGTAACATCCGCTGTTGTCCCATTAGCTAATTCTATAGAATTTACAGAAAAACAAAAAATAAGAATAGATAGAGATACCACAGAGATAGGCGGAGGAGCTGGATTTGATATAACTAATCCATATCTTGCAGCATATATATGGGAACGTATTGGTTAAAAAGAAAAAAAATAAATACCCATAGGAGTTAAACTCCTATGGGTATTATCTTCTCGTCAGTATAATTTGCTATAAGATATATTCTCTTCATCCATTATTTTCTCTAAGAATTCTCTTATATTATCATTAGTGTATAAAATCGTTCTAATCGTATCTATAGTACCAGTTCTATTGTCTTTAAGTAATATTGTAGGTGCAGTTAGATTAGATCTACAATATAACCACTTTATGTATTGGTTGGCTAGCTCAATTAGATAATAAAGATATCCTGTTAATGCTATTCTAAATAATAAATTATCTATTTTTAATTCATATTCATTTATACTATTTATAGCACTACGATCTATATCAAAAGTACATCTATTTTTTGACCCTAGTGTTAAATTAATATAGTAGCAATCATCGATATTATCATTATATCTTATTGCTATAAAATTTTTGCTCTTTAATATGAGACCATTTTCATATTCCATATAGTCACTTTGTTGTCTCATAAATTCAATCGCATTTTTATAATTTTTTAAATTAAATAGATCATACAATAAAACTAGTATGGATCCCTTAGCACTAGATATAACCTCTTGGGCATCTATACTTATAAAAGTTTTTGTTAACCCACCTACATGTATCGGTAAAGAAAATATTTCTTCAACTAATTCATCTATACCTTCAGATGTCGGTCTATATATGTGTATTGGTGAAGAACATATTTCTTTAGCTAATCTATCTGCTACTTCTGATGATATACCATTATAATATTCATCGTATGTCATAACTTTTCTCCTTAAATTAAAGTTCTAGTTTTCCTATCGTATATGATAGAGTCATTATCTTTATCATAGATAATAACAACAGTTCTAGACTCATCTAACTTAGATAGATCTAAAAACTGCTTATCAGTTAATCTATTAACCCAGTCAGATGCTCGATCACTAGTATCCTCATATGTATGAATAACTAACTCCATATCGCCATCTGGAAATATACGGTATGTATCTATACTAGTTAGATCATAATATCCATTAGGATATATTGTAGCTGTATACTGAGTGTATAGTCTATTGCCATCCTCAGTATCCTCATCTGATAAAATCCCATCAATATAAAATACATCTTCATATCGATTAATCTTCACCTCGTTACTTATTATAGCTTTTGGTAAAGATTCTTTTAAACTCTTAGCTAATTCATTCATCTTAATATCATCCTTTCTTATATTAAAGTCTTGTCATTTATATCAAATATGATAGAGTCGCTTTCCTTATCATAGATGATGGCAGCATTTTTAGATGTATCTATCTTAGATAAATTTAAAAATTGCTTATCAGCCGATGCTCGATTACTAACATCTTCATACATATTGCTATCTAGTTCAATATCACCATCTGGGAATATACGATTTAAATCTATACTAGTTAAATCATGTATACCACTAGACGATATACAATCAGTATATTGAATGTATACTTTATCACTATCTTCAGTATCATCATCTGATAGGGTGCCATCGATATAATATGTGCCTTCAGGGCGATTGATCTTTACCTCGTTACGTATTATAGCTTTCGGTAAAGATTCTTTTAAAGATTTAACTAACTCGTTCATTAATACCATCCTTTCAATTTTAATGCAAATACATTTAAAAACTGTTCTGCATCAACTACCATATATTCAGATCCATTAGAGCTAACTTCTTTAGCTCCTATAGCTTTTGCAGTTTCAGAAATAGCTTTACTTACTTCGGATTTGTATAATTCACCTCCTCCGATAATACTTCTTGTTTTTGTTAGAAATTCTTCATTAGTCATTTATAATTCCCTCCTGACTATAAAAAATAAAAATGTATGACACGCGGAAAAGGGCGTATTGGTATATTCTTTGTGTGGTAAGGTTTGGTTTGGTTATTGTATACCCCACGTGTCATACACCATTATAATATACACTTAAAATTCATATTACCCTTCAGTAACATAGAAAAAAGAAAAGACCCGAAAGTCTTTTCTTATATAGATTATATCATTTTGGCATTTTAATCCTTAATATCTTGATCTAAATGGATAGTGTATACTGCTCCAATATCATTCAATGTCTGTATTGTTTTAGTATAATTATCCAATAAATCTGGATCTATCTTTACAGTATTTAGATACTCAGAAAATTGAGTGTCGTTCTCATACTGTATAAAAGTCATTGTTCTTAGATTTGTAGACCCATTTTTGGTATCTACAATCCTATGATGGCGACCAGATATAATCTCTCCATATTTATCAATAGTGAAGTGATTTCCACTAGCATTATATGGAGTGGTGATTCCATGCAATTTGCGTTCATATGAAATAATATCATATTGATTATCTCTTTTTATGATGATCATTATATTTCCAAAGAAAATTTTTTCTATGGTTTCTGATAAACTCAAAACTATCACTCCTTTCTTACATAAAATCCATCATTCGATAACAGTATTCAAAGTCTTCATTGAGTCTATCTTTAAACTTAATGATAACTTTGATATCGATATCATCTTTTTCTTTCTTCAGTACTTTAATGATATCTTCTGCCTCATTAAATTCTTCTAAGACATCATTTATTACTTCTTCAACTAATTTGTCAGTTCCTACTTCTTTTGCAAAATAGTTGATAGAATTGTAGATGGATTGTCGTTCCATCTCCAGTTCGTATTTCTTCGTTTCTCTTCTTACAAAATTAAGAAAACCCATTTCCATTTGTTGTACCCTCCTATATAGAAATATAAATAAAATAAATATGGGTGGATGAGCAGTATAATTAGCATTCATGTGAATCAAGAATGTAAATTATTCCACCCATATATTACCATTATAATATACGTATATAATATTTAATTATTCCCCATAGGAGTTGAACTCCTATGGGGGTTATATTTTAGTAGTAAATTTGATAGATGATATCTAAGCCTTTGGATAGCTCAATTAACTGCTCATTAGGCATATTATATTTAGTCAATGGTCGAATATCTTGATATGTAGTTTCTCCATCAATTTCTTTCTTCCATGCAGTACATAGAGAGATAGTATTGATTCTGGCTTCATTGATACCTACAGTATGAACGAAGAATTCACGACATTCTTCTTCAGTCACTTTTAGATTTAATTCAATGAAAGTTTCTACATCAGACTCTTTAGTAGAATTGTATACTGTGGAGTCTACGATAGTACCATCTTCAAAACGAATTTTCTTAACTGGTTTAGTTTCGAACTCTTTGAAGTAGTATGCAACGCGATTGCCAATAATACGGCGACCATGATAGATTTTCTTTTTAGCAGCAGAAATATCTTCTGTTAAAAGAGGGAATCTGAATGGTACTAAATATTCAGGTGGACACCATTTAGCATAGTTTACTTCATATACTTGGGAGTTCTCACGACCACAACCATCTGTTCCGACACAGAATAAGAATACCTTTTCAGGGGAAGATGGTGCTTCATATACTGACTTCTCTAAATTCAATTCAGTATTGTAAGATGGTGTAATATATTGACGTGGAATATCAAAATGGCAAGTAGCAGTATATTCTGCTCCCGGTAGAATTACTTTGTTGGTTCCTCTATAGAGTAGGATATCAGTCCCGCCAATAAACACCTTAACATCTGTTCTACTATGTGTAGCTGTACGCTTAGGCTTATTAACGGAATCAGATATATGACTGAACTCTGAAATAGTTATATTAGACATATTCTAATTACCTCCATTTATGTATCTAAATTACTAATATGTTTATCTGAGGGCTTGCTATCATATCTAGATATGTATACATGCTCTATTAAATCTAAGCCATCATATGGTATCAATTTTGATTTATGTCTTATTGTATCAAAAGACTCTACATTTGTTAAATCATATATTTTTATTCTAGATAGTATTTTGACTACCTCTTTACGTATTAGATTTCTCTTAGTATCTTTATCTATATCAGTGGCCTTTAAAGTTACTATATATCTTATCTTATCCAAGAATCTCTCAAATGCACGTTTTAATCGCACATTCAATCCAACGTCGTTGACATTAAATTTCTTCATGAAGTATCTGAAGATATAGATTATATCTTGTAGAGTGACATGCTCTTTATTAGTATAGTCTGCCATTATTCTAGATATACCGTCAGCCATTTCGATAAAATCTTCTGGTCTAACTTTTGATATTAGATGGATACCATCTATAGGCTTGATATAGTTTAGATATTTATTATTTAGTGTATATACAGTATTCAATCCGGCTATTTCAATCTTATAGGATTTAAAGAAATCTATAACCTTTGATACATACATCTTTATGAAATCTATACCAGCACCAGGCATAGCGTTGAATAGCTTATTATATTCCTTAGAGCCAAAGTAGTTTTCGATATATCCAGTTACGTTGACTATAGTCTCTACAATAAATTTTTTACGCTCTTCTATATCCTCTATAGATCTAGCCTCAAGTATTGAATTATATAAGTCTTTATCATTATACTTCAAGTACTCGGTATATGTCTTAGCAACTCTATCAGTACCAGCTATTCTAAAGAACTTTGTAGAATATTTGCGAATCAGTAGTGCATCATATGCTTTCTTATATGCATCATAGATTCTCTTATTGCAGGCTTTATACATGCCCTTAACAATCTTATCATGGATGTCTTTATTATTCTTAAAGATAGCTAATAAGTCTTTAATATTTATATTAGAATTATAGGTCTTGAATCCGTCTATGCCCATCTTCTCTAATGTAAACAAATTCTTAGCTAGATCATTACGCAATAGATTTAAATCAGCTTCGAAGTTAAATCCTAATACATACATAATTGGTACAGTCTCAGTCTGAATTGTATCTTCTATACCGTAGTATTCAAAAGATAATGCAAATAGATAGCACAGTAATGAAGATAGTCTAAAGTTCTTATCTGCTCGTATAGTCGGAACAGCCAATCTTAGACGTTCTTCATTTTTCAAATTATCAAAGAATAGACTGAAGAAGTACGGTATTTGGAATGAGAGTTCACTCAAAGACATTACTGTATCTATAGATAAGTATTTGGTTCTAGCATAGTTAAATTCTTTCTCTAGAATCTTATTCTCTATAAATGCTGGGTCGAAGTCATGAGTCCATAACCAATCATCATCGCTAAATCTATGGTAGTCTAAATGAGCATTAGAATCTCTAAGATATCTATCAGCACTATCTAATAAAGGAACTTTAGCAAATTTCAACTCATAGTTCTTTATTGGGTCTTCAATGTACACTTCTTTCTTCTTAGCATTTACATAGCTAAAGTTGAATATGATATTGTCCCCATGGGTTAATACATTTGTAACATCAGTGAAAGCAATTTGATCATCTATGATTTCATAGTCTACACCCTCTACCAGTACAGTTCCATCTTGGGCCATAACCTCCATCTGATTATTATTATCAGACTCAAAGTAGTTATCATATGGATATGGTATATCTACAAACTTTTTGCCATTTTTTAGATCATAGAATGTATACTCAGATCTGATGTAATTATTGAATGTATCGTATACCGAATTATATATGAAAATACAATGCACTTCTCTATTTTTATCCAACGATACAGTATCATCAAATCTAATAGAATTGCTAGTGACAGTATATCTTTCAGGAGATATTATAGTCCCACCTACAAGAACTATAACTCCATTGCCAGATTTTACATAGTTGAAGAATGGGAAGTTTATATTAAATATCTTTTGGTCAGCCTGTCTTACTTTAAGTCTTTCTTCTTGTACATGGATATTATGAGTATTAGTCTCATAATAAATGACTATCACTTCTACTTTAGATTTTGGCGTGAGTTTATCTTTTGGATCGGTAAAAATAATATTATTGCCATCAATAACATATCTGCTCTTATCAACAATCTTACTATCTACAAGAACCATATGTTTATCTTCACCATCATACAATCCAGGGTACAATGGCACATAGGTAAACGTCATTGTTTCTTTATCTATAGTGATGTGTTTGCGAATTATCTTTGTTCCTTCTCGATCTTTAGGATAGTAGAATCTTAATTTAACTTTCATCCCTTTTCTCATTATCTTAGTCTGATCGTTAATTTTTATACTATTCTTTAATATGGTAAACTCTTTTCTATCTACTTTTATATCATCAAAGAATACTTCTATAGGATATAGAGTTTCATTATACCCAGGGAATGGTTCTTTAAAGTCATATAATTGATTGCCTATTGTATCAACAGTGAATTCATAGAATGATTCAACCATCTCTATAGGTTTATCTAAAGTATAGAAAAAATAAAAAGATACATCACGGTCTTTAGTAAGTCTATCGTCAGATGATATAAAGTTAAATGTATTACCATTGACAAAGTATCGTTCTTTACTAAAGTGAGTACTACCTATAGTAGTAAAGAATTCTCCACCATTTTTAATATAGTTCCCATCAGGTAATGGGATATTAAAACCAGATGCATATATATCATTAGTATATGTATACTTCTTGATAGTGCTCTTTATTTTGACTCTATTAGAATATATATAGACTATATTCAAAGATCTTTCGCCAGCATCTAGCCAATCTTCTTTATCTTTAAAAGTCAGCTTAGTTCCTTCAATAGTATATCGTTCTGGGTCTATAAATGTAGCTCCGACAGATACAATCATATATCCACCATTTTCAAAATAATTCTCTTGAGGAATCTCTATAGTAAATTCTCTTTGAGCTTTATTTGTTATAGGATATGATTTAACTTCAGTGGTTATCTTATGGTCATCCAATAGAGATATGTCGTCATTGAATGTATTATTAGAGAAAAATAAAAATTCCATTTTACGTTTTCCCTGTAGGATAGATGGATCAGTAAAGACTAATTTACCGTCAGTAATCTCATACTTGGAGCTATCTACTCTAACTCCATCTAGATTGACTAACATAACCCCGCCACGTTCTAAGAAGTTTTCATGAGGGAATGGAATCTTAATACCATTAGAAAAAACATCTAGAGATTTCTTCTCATTAACAAGTTTTTGATCAGTATCTAGAACAGTTTTAGTCTTATAGTTAAATACATACTCTCCACTATCTGGGTCTATCTTTCTATCTCTAATTAGATAGTATCTGAATATTCGTATATCATCAAATCCAAATAGGGAGCAGATGTCAACCATACACTTAGCAGTTGACTTATATTTGAGTAATTGATGTAATCGTTTTACCATTCTAACTTGATAGACGAATGGAATCTCGTTATAGTATGGAACACCATGAGATGCAAAGATAGCTCTAATACATCTTTCATCAAATATATCTAAATTGATTACATGCTCTTGTAATTCAGATATAATATCTACCATAGTCTGGATGATAATAAAAATAGCCATCCATGCATCATAATATTTACTTTCAAACTTATATGCATCAGAGTAAACAGTCGTCATGGAGAATGCTCTATTAGCATTAAATCTACGAACGAATTTTTCTTCTAATACCTGAACTCCTACAGATGGAATATATAATAATTGGAAGTCTTCTGCCTTTCTAGCTTTATATATATCTACATTGGCCTTGATGAAATCCAAATATTCATAGTCAGAACCATTGTATATATCTTTAATTTTTTTCCATATGCCAGCTTTCTCCATAATCTTTATAGCATTAGGAGTCATTTCATGTAATGGAACTTCATAGTCTATACCAAGCTTAAAATCTTGTAAATGCTTTGGTACAAATATAGGATGTTTGCCCAATGGAGGTAATCCTAAGATACGTCTATAGTATTCATTTTCCTCTACATATCTTTTAATGAACTCTTTCTCCATCAATTTATGAGCTTTTGCTCTAAATTGTTTTGGTATATTACTCGGTTCATCAATTATTCTAGGTATTAGTTCTACTGGCACTCCAGCTCTAGCTAATACTTTTGGGGTGTAATCATACATTCTATAGTCTGCAATACCTTCTACAGATTGAGTGTATAAATCTCCCATAAATTTAGTTCTTGTAGTTTCTGCATTCAATGCATCTTGTTCAGACTTAACTATGCATCCTATTCCTAGAATCTTAGTATAATACACTAATACATCCGAGAAAGGATAGTCAGTTAAGACTTTACTCATATTTGCATCTCTCATTTAATTACATTATCCTCCCTTCTGGAGTAATTATATTGTCTTAGTATTATGTATTCAAATGCCTTATTTAACATACTGATAGTATACTTTTAAATATAAAGGAGAAAATTTATGAGTAACTTTCCAAATCTTGAATTAAGAAAGGACCCTGTGAATCCGATAGTGAAGTCACAGTACGTTCCGTATGAACTATCGTTCTATCAAACTAAGTATACACTCATGGATATTGATGTGTATACTAACTTTCTAAAAAATGCTATCAGTAGATTTAGAAAGTCTAGAACGTATAAAGGCTATAAAGCCTATCTAATGAATCTAGGACTAGATCATTGTCAGCTTAATAGTAATATCTCATCAGAGATGGCTACTATAGAAATGCATCATAATATGCTTACTATATTCGATATTGCGATTATCCTATGTGAGCATACCATCAATACAGTTGGATATATTACTACATATGATTTGGTCAATCTTATGAAGAAAGTTCATAAAGAAAATAAAGTCCAATTAGTTATGCTATCATTAACATCCCATCAACTATACCATAATGCTCAAGGAATGTTTATCCATCCGGATATGTGTATAGGCAACTGGCCAGCATTCTTAGAGGAATACAACAAGGGTATAACTATTGATATCGCAAACAAGGTAATAAATTATATCAATACAGCGATCTCTTTAGGAGATACAAAAACGGGTGATCTCTTAAAGCTTAGAGATAGTGTACAAGATTGGAGTATTATCAATGAATATGGAGCTAATAATTGTAGTTGGGATAATAGTGGTTGGACTAGTATTACATAGTCTAATTAGAGGATATTTGAATCTTAGATTGCGAATGATAGAATTAGAAGAACAAACTCTAAGTCTATCAGTTTCCTATAGTCTTAAAGATGTAAAGGAACTAATACAAGAATTCATAGTCGATTGTATTAATGAATATCTTATAAAAAATAATATACAAGACGGATCATTTATAAATAGTGAAATCGAAATAGAAATGAGACAGTACGTTAGTATGACCTTATCAACTAGACTGTCTAGATCTGTATATAAAAAAATAGAATTTGTATTGAGTGAAAGATCTATTGCAGATTTCATTGCTGAGAATATAGTCAGTACTGTAAGTATATTTGTAGCTAATAATAACACAGCGAAAACAAAATAAAAACAAAAAAAAGAAGAACTCCTTGAAGGAGTTCTTCTGATTCTTCGTGGAGATTAATAATCTCCCTATATTCTACCTCATAAATTGGATATCTATTAAAATAGCCCACCAAGTTTTGATATTCATTATTACTAAATACACTACTTTTACTAAACATATACTTCACCATTATAATATATCCATTAACTATTACACTCTATCTAAGATAAAGATATAAGAATACAATAGACTGAGGATTCTTACATTATACGATGCATCGACTGCATCCTCTGTATCAATATCATATATCTTATATACAGTATCGTGAACTTTGAGTCTAAATAGGGATTCATTATTGAATTCCCTCAAATACTCTTTACTACACCAGCCCTTTTTGATATTAGATATCATATCACCAAGAACTGATAATGCTAGAGGGTAATCTTTATCTTCAGCTAACTTGATCACCTTAGAGATTAATTTTATCATATGATCTTTATGATATTCTTGAGCAATATCATTAAGTCCCAATATCTTAATCTCATTATGTCCGGGCTTATTTATAGATAGAATAAGTATATCCTCTAATCTAACTGCACTATCAAATATAGCATCCTCTTCTAAAAAGAGCTTTTTACCATATACGATAACAAACTTATCATTTTTATATATAATAGAATCTTTAGCACGATCTAACCTCATTTCAAGGTTAGACTGTTTTTTTAACTCATAAAGATATATATTACTATCGCCCAATGCGATATTAAAATCTATATTCAAAAATACAGTATCCATTTCTTATTACCTCCATGCATTCGTAAGAGAAACATTGGCTGTATTGATGTATCTCATCAATGGCTCTCCATAACTTCTCTTAGCTAACAGCTTATGATACATCGGACGACACATGCTATAGAATTCTAATCCTTGATTGGAGAATCCTATAGTATCATCCAATGCATCTAAATCATCGATATCATAAATCATAACTGGTATGATTCCATATAGATTTGTGATGATACTAGCAAATACCTCTCCAAGTATAAGTAAAGCATCTTCATCTATAAGGATGAATACGTCCATACCATTATAAAATTTATGCACTAAATCGAACATCTCGAAGAATCCCTCTTCCGATTTGTTCAATATAATCTCCGCAGCAAGATCCTCAAAGCGAGGATCCTCTGGGAAGATATTCATAGAGACCTGATTGAATATGGAACAGATCTCATCAACTGGGTTATTGGCATATCCCAATACTCTTAGATCTCCTACAATGAAATCCCCAGGAGATCCACTATATAGGTGGCTACTACTCATATAGGTATTATATACTTTCTCTGTACAGAGTACGAATTTCATATTAACCTCCTATGATTGCCGGAGTCAAATCTTGTTGTCCATTCATTAGAATAGACAAGATAAGATTCTTCAATAATCCCGGATTAACGCTGTTATTCGGTGAATAGAATGATGCTATATATGCAAGAGCCTCATATGTAGGATTCGTATTATTCAATACATCTATAAAGCTCTCTTTAGATATGATGCTACCAATATATAATCTATTAGCCGCCATGGCTATACCATCATCTCCAGATACAAATCCTACATATCCATCTCCAGGTGGTAGTGGATTCATAGTTAGAGACATCTGCATAGCTGATATCAGAGTATTCATAAATGGAATAGATTTCTGATTCCATTCATCCTCTGTCGTATACATTACTATATTCTTTCTTAATGAAGCTACAGCAATCAGATCTAAGTCTGATCTTTTAGTAGTCAATAAGAATCTCATATATTGATCTACAAATATAGCGTCTCCATTATCAATATACGATGACATCGCAGAGTATGGTGGTAATAGAGATGGCATCTTAACCACGTTAGGATTATTAGCTAACATCATCGGAGCATTCTCCGTAACTAATATAACCCTATTACCAGGCGTATTCGCCATATTTAAGGCGAATACGTCGTTATTTGTAAATAGTACATTCATCGTACTACCTCCTCTTAGTAGTTTCGGTTAAGTAGACTTTTGGATTGCTTGCGCTTTCCAGTATCGATATGCTCTTGAGAATCCTCTAACTCATTTTCCATATCAATCTTTGCATCTAATACTGCATTAGACCATGCATCAATAGATTCTCCACATAGCTCTTTGAATTGGTCTACATTTACTTTATAGACTTTATCGTAAGTGCCATAACCGCCTTGAATAAATCCGTACATCTCTGCAGGAATGATGGTTTCAATATCAATAGTTTTACCATCATACTTACCCACTAGTAGATCTTTGATCTTTTCGTCCATAGAATCTAACTCATCAATAGATAGTCTATCATCTGAGTTCATGATATCCTTAAACTCATATACACCATCTTTCAAGATGCTATCAAACTTAATTAATTCCTCTGCCTTTAGTAACTTCATATTTTCAGATTCCTCCTCATTCTTTACTGTAATATTGACCATACTTTTCTCTTTTAATATAGGTAGGTCTTTCAATGCCTCATCTAAGATCTCTTTAGCTCCAGCCTCAATAACCTTTGGAGCCTCTGCCTTATCAGATTCTTCTAGTTCTTTAGCATATTGATAGATAGGGTTTACTATTTCAATCTTCCCTTTTTTAAGAGTTTCAGCTATAGGTTCGAACTTTAAAACTCTTTTCTCTACCTGACATTTTTGTTGAGGTTTCTTTTTACCTCCAACTCTAATAACCTTTTGGTCTGGATAGGTGATTTTGATCTTTCCATCTTTGAAAGAGATCTCGTCTAACTTATCCTCGGATTCAACTTTCTCTTTTCGTCCAGCATGAACCTCAATGAATTTTTCATATTCAATTTTAGCTTCCTCGTTTTTATCAAGGAGTTCTAAAGTGTCCTTATTTGGTTCATTTGAGACAGGCGTTTCTTCTACAACGTTCTTATCATAACGTCCGTGTGTATTATCCCACATAAGTTCATCGCCGCGATAAATCTTGATATTTAGTCCCATGTCAATTTTCCTCTTTCTACCATAAACACTAATCTTCTGACGCCCATGTTTGAAATCACTCGCCATATAATGTGCACCACATGATGTACAGATGATTTTATTGAATCCATCATCGTAATCGATTTCACCACCACACATCTGACCATGTAGATGATCTGGGTGATTGGTGCAGTATAATATTTTAGGATCCAGTATATACATATCAGCATAGTCTAATAGTACAGGACCGAATCCTTTTCTGAATCCCCAGTTCTTGAATGTATTACTACCGAAGTCATCTATAATGAAACGTCCGACTAATCGTTCCATAATATTAAAGATGTCTTCTCGTAGATCCCAGAACTGATTTAGATTTTCAATAGGAATCACTCGCTCAAATATACCAATATTACCATCGTCACTAACGTCATAGCATTTAGCAACAAATGGCTTTAGGTATTTCTGATTGACTAATTCGTCAGGGTTATTTTTTCTGGCTACTCTATCTAATGCTATCTTAATACAGAAAGTAGCATTCTTGTCTAGAGGCTCATACAAAACCCTGTTGGTCCCACACCCAGATCGCTTAAACCCTTTAGGCTTGATGATAGCATCAAGCTTTTGGAACTTCTTCTTAAAGGTTCGATCTTTAGTGTGGGTAATGATCTTGTGGATTACCTTTATCTCCTCTTTGCTAAAGAAGTTACATACCATAGGTCCCATCATATTATCAAATGCATCTACTAATGGTGTAGTTACATTGATTGCATTGTATAGGCCATCTATATATACTTCTCTAATGTCAATCTTAGAATTAGAAAGGTTACTGGAAAGATCGTCGCTAATCGTTGACAGCACTTGCATCCCATGTCCCTCCTAACTCTGGAGAAAAGAACTCTTTCAGACGTTTAGATTCTCTCATTGCATTAGAGTATCTTTCTTTCTGAATCTGCTCAAGAGAACTATCATTATAAGTATCCACGTCTGGATCTTTTATTCTAGCACCCTCTGGTAATCGTTGCTTGACTCTTTCCATATTTTGTAATATGGAATTGTCAAATCCTATTCGGCGTTTATTGTAATTATATCCTAACTCATTTGGTAAGGATAATCCTAGAACGCCTTCATTCATTGCTTTAGCAAATTCTACATTGCTATCCATCTCATTCAATAGATCAGAAGTTCTGCCAATCTGAGTCTTGAATGCAAAGTTGTCTAATGTATCTGCTAAAGCTTGACGATCATATAAACCTTGGAACGTTGTTAAGCGCTTATTCTGTTCCGATTGTATATATGCATCATGAGTATAATTTGCGAAATCTAACATCCCCTCCTTTTTGCTTGGATCATAATTATCTTTATAATCTTGCAATGCCGCAGTGAATGGGAATCGTAATCCATATACTCTGGTGAATCCGCCATCCATTGTACCACGGCCATATTTTCTTCTTAAGAGATCATCTGGATGCATCATAATTACACCAGCGGCTCTTTGGTTCATTTCTCTTGCTTTTCTTCGTCTAACGAATACCTCCCTTTCTTCATCAGACATATCCTTTATATCTTTCTCGAATTCCATACTATAATCTCGGTTTACTGTAGGGTTGACACGTTTATAGTATTCTTCCCATGTATCAGGAGTCTGATAGTATGGATTATAATCAAGATTATAATTAATACCAAATGGATCATTATTAGACCATATTTCATCGATGGTTTCTATATCATATCCAGAATCTAGCATAGCATTCTTGAATATACCAAAATAGAATAGACCATCATCAATCAGTTTAAGTCGTCTATCTCTAGCCTCTAATTCAGACATGAGTTGAGATTTTACTGCATTAACTTGTATCATTGCAGCTCTCTTCTCTGGATGTAGAGGTAGGCCATAGCTATCATACCATTCTTTAGTTTTAGAGTCAAATCTACAGCCTTGGGCTATAAGATCTTCTGCTAATATAAATTTAGGTACGTTAGGTCTAGAATCAATAGACCGTTCTACCATATCATGGTAGTACTTGAGTTTAGCTTTGTTGTATTTATCTGCTTGATAATTATACTCTAAAGCCTTTTGCTCAAGTGCCCAGAATTCGTCTCTTTCATATTGGGGAATGGAATTCTGTAACGTTTGAATTTGCATATCAATACGTTGAATGTCCATCTCCCAACTACGTCGAATCTCTGGTGTCATATAATAGTAGTTAGAGTTCAAAAGAACTTGTCTTTGATCTAAAAGCTCTCTAATACTATTATAGACTTGCTGTTTGGTTTGCTCATATTGAGCACCTTTCATATATTCCACATACTCGTTATAATATTTCAAAGTAGCCTCATACTTTGCATATCTAACTTCATATGGAATAGAAAGGTCAGCCATCTCTGCTGAGATATCTTCAGGTGGCTGAATGGTCATATCATATACCCGTTTTGGAATATCGATCAATGGAATATAGAAATCCTTAATAGCAGTCGGAGTAACTACATTCACATCAATAATCGGCCATGGAGTATATGGCATTTGTGGGGCCATACCAATGGCATAGATTTCAGCATAAGATTGCTGAATCTGATGAGCATGTGCTCTAGTGTAATAATCCTGTTCTAGTTGAGCCTCTTGAGGTTGTTGGCGTTGTACTCCCATCATCTCCGCAACCATTGGATTATTCAAATGCTCCTGTTCGATAACCTCATTCATTCGATTTAGATGTCTGAATCTACCCGAAGTCAATACAGGTTGTCCTGGAGGGAATTGTGCAAACATACCCTCTGTAGGATCTAATCCCATAGATAGCATCTTTTCTTCATATAACTCTAGATTGTAATCTAGCTCATATTCAGGATGCATTCTAAGGATTTCTTGAATCTCATCTTCCTCTGTAAGTTCATTCCAAGGAACTTGACGAGTCTCCATACCACAAGCTATAGAGTTTAGCTTGTTGATATACAAGTTACGTAAGTCAAAACTTTGGTTCATAAAAGATGTCTTGATTCTATCACTAGACTTCTTGATTTTTTCTTTTATGAATCTACCTTCACCTACGCTATACATAGGTATACCTATCATTAGAACTTTCCTCCATCAATTAAAAATTCCATCATGTCTCCGTTGTAGATCTTCTTACCTACATTGGATTTGATCATGGCATCGTATTCTTCTTTGAATATCATCGATCCCATATACAATGCATCGATCATAGCCTTAGAGGCCATCTCTACATTGCCAGTTGTATTATCTCGTATCAATACAACTCCATTTGACCAGTTGATATAGTATTGGATATCCTTCAATATCCTATTACTGGTCTCTATATCATATTTAGGAAGAACTGGATCTTCCCGGCAGTCCCCGTCACGGAGTTTAGCGAATAAACCTGTAGACTTAGGCCTATTCATTTTTTCTTGGGTCTTATGGAATTGCTCCTCTATCTCATCCATAATCGGACCAATTCTACTATTTAAGAGATCAACTTTCTCATCAATAAACTTGATAAGCTGTTCTCTAGTGTATCCTTTTAGGATCTCTAGAGTTTGATCACTTATCTCTAGATCAATAACTCCATTTGTTATCATTGGAGCATTGTCTGCTTTCCGGTAGATGATACCATATTTGCTGTCATCTACACTACTATCCCATTTCTTAATAGGATAGTCAAACTTAGGGTCTGGACCCATTTTCAATTCATTACTCATAATATCATTTTCTCCTTCCTGAATAATGCACTCTTCACCAGAAAAACTGTCATATTCATCTTTGGTAGCTGGCAGTACCATAGAAATTGGGATGTCCGAAAATCCCATATGATTATACAAAGACCCACCTCCTATATTAAAAAGAAACAGATTGTATAATATCAGGGTTATAATATACGGTCATAAGGTATATTAGGGTAAAAAAACACTAAAGCCCCTATAGATCGTTAAGACCTATAGG